GGAGCCAACATTCATGTGTACGACGACGATGCTTTACGATGGGCATCTAAAAATGGTCACCTGCAAGCGGTTAAATACTTGGTCGAAAAAGGAGCTGATATTCATGCGCTCGATGATCTTGCCTTACAATGGGCTTATGAAAACGGTCACTTGGAAGTGGTCAAATATTTGACAGAAATGAGAGCTAATATTGGTGCAGACAATGATAATGCTTTACATTTGGCATCTTAAAATGGTCATTTGGAAGTGGTTAAATATTTGGTCGAAATGGGAGCCAACATTCATGCGCGCGATGGTTATTCTTTACATTGTGCATCTGAAATGGGTCACTTGGAAGTGGTCAAATATTTTGTCGAAACGGGAGCCAACATTCATGCGGACAATGATTGTGCTTTACGAGAGGCATCCGAAATGGTCACTTGGAAGTGATTAAATATTTGGTCGAAATGGGGCCAACATTCATGCGGTCGATGATTGCGCTTCGAGTTGCGCATCTGAAATGGGTCACTTGTAATCAAATATTTGGTCGAAATGAGGACAAACATTCGTAATAACTCGAATGCTACTCTTTCTACTGCTTCCATTAATGGTCACTCGTCCATCATTAAATTTTTAGTAGAACATGGAGTTGACATATATGATAACATTAATGCTGCTTTGTGGATGTTACGAAAATTTGATCATGGATCCGTTGTAAAATTTTTGTTAGAACATGGTTAGAAACAAAGCCTTATCTAAAAACTCGAAGTATATTATAACTTGACAACGCCACATTTGAAATACATTTGGAACACGAATAAGATAATTATTATGTTATTCGCATTCAGTATCTCAATCTTAAATCGTGGCATTTAATTTGGCCATTAATTCAACATTATCTTTCAAATTACTTGGTATCAAAGACAATGCAGTTTGATTTTGTTTGTTGCTTTGATGCAAATCAATACCGTGGTCCAGCATGAGATTAATTATTTCGATTAATGTATCAGTGGCATATTTAAAGGACCTAGCCAGAAATAACATTAGAGCATTATTGCCTGATACGTCACAGTAATTTATATTTATACCATTTTTGATCAAATAAGTAATTAGCATGGTATTTCGTGATGAGTTTACGGCATACATAAGAGCATTTTTCCCTTTGTGATTGATTCCATTAATATCAAGCCCATACTTAATTAGAAGTCTGGCAATTTCAGTTTGGCTCGTTCGCTCGAATGGCACACAATAAATTTTCGATAATATTAAGAGTAAGTTATTTCCAAACTCATCACAATAATTTGGATTCGCACCATGTTCTAATAAAATGGCGACAATAGCAGGTTTATGATATTTGATAGCCTTTAATAATATTGGTTGTCGATTTTTATTGATAATATTAACATCAGCACCACAATTAATAAAATAAGTCACCGCATCTGGATCGGCATTATAATTTGACACAGCAGCACGTAACAACAAATTACTGGATGCATAAATATCCAAATCATAATTTGAAAAAAAATTGATAATATCAAAAACGGGAATGGTAGAGTATTTAACTAACAATTTAACAATTTCGGTAATTAATCCTACACTGTAAAAGTGACTATACTCGCGGAACAAATATTTAATTGTTTCAAAATTATTTCTGTCATTTATATCGAATGGAACATTATCCGCAAGGAGATCACATACTATTTTTTCATCTATATGGCTAGTGTTATCTAAAAGTAACTGCATTAGGGGAAAATTTTTATCATTATAATTAGTTCTGGCTGCCAAAGTTAAAGCTGTCACATTAGGTTGGTTGGTCATATTAATATTTGCGCCATATTCCAATAATAACTTGACAGTATTAATATTGGAATATTGTTCATGAATGCAGGACATGAGTGGAGTGAACATTCGATTATTTTGTTGATTGACATTGACGCCCAAATCTAGCAACAATTTAATTGTTTCGATATTATTGTCATTTTTGCTGAGTTCGCAAGCCATCATTAATGTGCTTGTACCATAACGATTTCTAAAACGAAAATCAGCTCCATATTTTATTAATAATTTGACTATTTTTGGATCGGAATAAGATGACAACAACAATAGTGAGTGACAATCATTTTCTACTCGATTGGGATTAGCACCTACTTCTAACAAAAATTCCACTATGTCATAATCTTTTGGTTGGTACATACAACAAACTAAATTTAGACAACTATTTCCATTGGAATCCGTATCGAATATTTCATTTGGATTTTCCGCGACATACTCTCTAACTAGATCAAATCTGTTTGGTAAATTTTTTTGTATCAACAAATACATTAATTTATTCAAATTTTTGGCATAATAAATTCCGTAACTGTCATTGCAAAAACAATAACATATTTTCTCGTAATCATAACCTGTTAATGCTTCGGACAATGTAGAATATGTTGGATTCATATTTTTTATAATTTTTATTGATGCCATTTGTTATGTGTAATAACTAATTGAATCAATTTTTATTGAGTTCCAAAAAATAATCTAATTATTTAGTATAATGTCGACAAGATTTAGAAAATATAAATGCGGTCCAGGAGAAATCCTGCGCGAAGGATATCGAAGAAAAGGTTTTGAGAGACGTGGATACACTCGAAATGATGGCACTTACGTGCCACCCACTTATGTTTCAGCTGCCCAAGTTTCTCCCACGTGTGTCCCCGATTTTGGAAAACCAGGCAAAGGGAAGAAAATTTTGCCACGACCAGGAGAGGAAATGCATTTGTCCAACTATGGTTATTCCATACACAAACCCCCCAATGAGCGACGTGCGGCACTTCGTCGAGCAGCCGAGGAAAATAGTACTTTAAAAGTACTTCGCCGACTTAATTTAATTCGTAATTATCAAGCTATTCCCGAAAACAAAGAAATTTTTACTAGTGATGTAAAATATATGAAAAAACTATATGCCCCCATTAGTCGTACTGGTTCCAAATCATCCAGAAGATCTAAATCATCCAGAAGATCCAAATCATCCAGAGGCTCTAAATCATCCAGAAGATCCAAGTCATTCGGTAGATCCAAACGAGGTCAGCGTGGTGGTGCTGACAATGTCGAAATAAGTGATGATTCGATGACTTCAGATGATGTAGTGGACGTGATAAATTTACCTGAGACAGAAACTAGGGAAACCAACGTTATCATTGATCGCCAAAAAGTTTGCAACATTGATGGCGAATGTGGTGTTAGAAATCGAGTTTACGAAATGCATCAAGTCAATGGAAGACAAGTTGTTTTTTATACGCTAGAAGAAAAGGATACTGATGATTTACTGGAATTCAAGAAATCATATCCAAATGGAAATAATCATTCAATAGACCGATCAGATATTGCCAATTTCATCAAAAAACATCCAGGTCTCCTAATTGCCATCAAAGTTGATGACAAAATACAAGGTATTTGTTATTACGAACCTGTGGAAAATATGGAAGTGGATATTGTTTCTTTCCAAGCCAATCCTGGTTTTAGCACACCTTTGTACACATTCATGGAAAAATATTTCAAATTAAATGATTACACCAGAGTTCGTGTCGTCATGAATTTGGCGGATCCTAACAGTAGTAAAAAAATCAATTTTTGGTATACGATGGGTTTTACTTCGTATCAAATAGCGGCCAATAATAATAAAATTTACTTGGATAAATACATTTGAAGATACACCAAGAAATACACAGGCATGCTTAATTTATGTAACACATAAATTAAGCATTATATACCAAACTTATTTCCACAACAATTGTCGTAAAATTTTTCTAATTGCAATGGCCGAACTATCGATGTTTTCAGGATTAGTCAATTGTTTTTTAATTTCATCAGTCAAATAACGAGTAATTTCTTGACGCATGTCATCGTATTCTGACGAACCAACGAAATCAATCACGATTTCTTTCGCGGATTCTTTGGCAGCAGTTTTAACCGTTTGACTGGTGACCGCCATGGCCAACAAATCGGCCAATTTTTCTTGAATGATTGGTCTATAAACCAAATCAATAACTGCCTTTTCGAGGAGATCAGCAACATTTTTTTGGACTTCGGGAGAAGCAGAAAGCTCATTTATTATTTCTTTGACGGTAACGACGGTTTGATGTTTAAATTGTTCATCGTCCACAGTATTAGATGAAATGGTGGCTACCTCTTTGGAAATCCAGTTGCGGAAAAATCCATAAAAGGCAAATCCAAAAACTCCCAAACATCCCATGGCAATTAATTTTTTATTGTACTTGCGACGATCCATTTCATATAATAAATTTTTCATGTCGGAAATGATGGCAGTCCCGTCCAATTTCCAAGTCCATTCCGGGCCTTTAATAGGTGCTGGAGGTGGAATATCACTTGTCTGATAAGTGTGTTTCATGTCATTTTTGGTACAAAAAGCACGCTTCAGCGAAATTAGAGATGAAATCCTAGGTTGTTTGGTTATTTTTGTTATGAAGCGAAACATTTACGACTCAATCAAATTATATTTCCAGATATTTTTGATTTGGGATTTCGTAACACATAAATATTTCAATTTTTAATACTATTCAACACTAGCATCGATTTCGGAATCTGCCCACGTATGAGCCATTGGTAATATAGTCAAAGAATGTTGGACGATTGGCTCTGGATGACCAAGTAGTTAGTTGTCTATGGCAAATGGATCTATAATAACTGTTTTTTCCATGAAGACTGGGCTTGCGATAATAACATGGAGTGCACGGCATTATAATTAATGGTGAGATATTTGGTCAAAATATTTATATGACATTTTTGATGACGAACACATGTCAAAAAATTGAAATCATAAATGGTCAAATAAAATCCATCATGGCAGAATTAAAATTTCGGAAAACACATACTCATCATCAAAAAATATTGAGTGGCCTAAATCCTGGAGAAATATCTGCAGTCGAAAAAAACGATTCAAAATTTTTACAAATATGTCAGCTATTTTGTGATGAAGTTTGGGTCAGGACTTTCGACATTGCCAAACGTTTCGGACGAATTTATTTATATGGTGTCATTTTCATATCCTGATATATTTTTAAAAAATAATTAGACACAATAGAATCTCAACATGATAGTAAATAATTGCATTATATTTTAAAAAGATATCAGGATATGAAAATGACACTTCATAAATTAGATTCAGTATCTGTTGAATTGCCCACTACCAATAGTAAGAAAATAATACGTACTCTTGATAAAGTTAGCACATCTGCTAGTGTACTGATTATTTTGGATACTTTTGATATTTGAAAAAAAATTGATTTTTGAATGATCTTTTGAATTATAATTTGCTTGTTTATTATCAATTAGCAAATCATAATTCAATAAATCATGGAATCGCTTGTTAAAATCTTGAAAAAAACAAAAAAAGTTTTAAACACCAACTCGGATAAAAATGTGTGGTCTGCCATGAATTTTATCAAGTTCGGGGAGATCGTTGTACTGAATGTAGTAGCACCTTTTTGAAATGCGAACCTTGTGGAAAATTTTTTTACGTTTTGACAGAAAGTTGTGACCAATGTGGCGAACATTTAATCAATGCATTGGAGACTGCCACAGCGGAAGAAATCATGACCATCCCTAATGGTCCATTCAAAAAAAAATGTATGGAAAAAAATTTGGAAAAATGTTTGAATTTTTTAAA